TAACCGGATCACCACCAGGCGTTGCAGCGCCATCGAACTGTTGGTTACCAACCGTGGAACCTATCGTGATACGCGGAACGTGAATTGAGGACACGCCAGCGGGCAGGACCATCGGCTGCAACAGGTCACCAAATGGGCGACCCGCTCGGCCAGCGGTCGCGAACTTGTCGATGAGCCATAACGGGATCGTGAACTCGCCACCCGTACCCAAGTTGGAATCGACACGGGTCTGCCGATACTCGATATCAGAACCATCAGCCAACGTGGTCATCGGGCGGGCAGCTCGTGACTGCTCTTCCACGCGCATCTCGCGACCATGCTGGTCGAGGCGTGCTTGTGCTTCCTCATCGTGCATTGTTTGCGCACGGATCAAATCACGGAAGAACGAGAATTGGCTGTGCTCATGGTAGGTCAACGGTTCGCGGACGGTAGCAACCATCACATGTCCTTCTCTTTAAGTACCCAACACTGTTCACTCGTCAACCCGAGTAGGAGCAACGCTGAGAGCCGATGATGTCCGTCAACGATGAGGAAATCACCGTTGGTTTTGATGATTTGGGGGTGCGTATTGTGGGGGGCTTTCATCTTTGACTGGCCAGGATGTTTCACATGCCAGATCAGGTTCGCTCGATCTAGTTGAGCGTTCGTTGCTCGTAGATCGTCGAAATTCATTGTTTTCGTTTTCGCTTTATCCCACACGCCTTCCGGAGTGTCAGGGATCGGCGTTGACGAGAGTTTGAACACTGCTGCGACGTGGGATTGGTCGCCAGCGCCTGGCATGTCTTGAACTTTTTGCACGGTCTTTTTGATCAGATCCGCATCCGGTTGGCCGCGTAACTCAAGATCGTCGAGGAGATCGGAGAAGGTTGGGAAATAGTCGGGGAGACTGTCACGCCACGCGATCATGTGTCGACGCTTTCGTCGGGCGTGGGTATGTTCCCAACGCCTGGTGCGGGCGCGTCAGGGTTCTGATCCATCCCACCACCCTGCCCACCGTTCGGTGTTGCAAGACCAGCGATGACCTGGTCAACAGGAGCGAAGTTCAATGGTCGCCAGAATTTCGATCCGATACCGTCTGGTAATGGTGGGAGGTCTTCACGAGCTCGCACCTCGTCGGTGGATAACCAACCATTATTGATCGCCATCGCATACGCCGTATACCGCTGACCTTGATCACCACGTAGACGACCTGTCAGATCAAAACGGACCTCGTACTTGGGTGGTAAGAGCCGTGACCAATACGATTCAATCTTCGTCAAATAGGCACGCAACGTGTTGATGACGAAGTTCAACTCCATCTGCTCAACACCCGTACCGTAAGAACTGGTCTTGTCCTGTTGACCCATCAGGTGAGGCGGGATTCGGAAGAATGATGCGATCTCTTCACGTTGGAATGAGCGTGTTTGCAAGAATTGAGCATCACCAGGTGACACTTGGATGGAACGCCACGTGGCACCACCCGTCAAAACGGCTGGTAAGCCACCACCCTGCAACCCGCCGTGCGTCATACGCCACGAACGCGCCAACTCAAGAGTTTCCTCTTCAGATAAGTCTTCACCGATCTCAATCACACCCGTTGGGGTGGCCGAGTTGGCATAGAACTGGCCCATGTACCGTTCAGCCGCGCCGGCCAAACCCCACGATTGGCGCATGTACTCAACCGGGTTCAACCCGACGAACGCGCCAGGGATCAACAGGTTAGGGATGTGCACCATGTCCGCAGTTTTTACGCGGACACCACTGACCCAATACGCACGTGACCCGTCCTGCATACGACGAGCCATCACCGAATCAGGATGAATGGGCATGACCATCGTCGCGTAACCCTGATCATCACGCGCAACAATCTGACCGAAGAAGTTCCCACGCAACGTCAACGACACCATGATCTGGCTCATGAAATCGTTCACAGTGCACTCAGGCCACGGGTTAGATACGACTAACGGGTCAGCGATGGGGCCAGCTGCTCTTTTCCCACGCTTGAAGGTTTGCAACGGCAACGTGGCCACCGAGTCGGCAAGGATGCTGACAGCCGTGTACACGCTCGTGATTGACATGGCCGTGTCATCGTTAACGTTGAAACCAGCCGCAACAAGGCCTGTCTGCCCGTTTGTGGGAATGTACGATGATCCCCACGGCAAGGTTGGATCAGCGCCACGCTTCTCCACACCATCGCTTGGGCCTCGAACAAGCCAATCCCACGCTCTCGTGGTCCGCGATGCCATCACATGAACCAGACGACGAGGGAACCAACAGCCGTCGAGTTCACAACGAACGTGCTCGGCGCAGTATCAAAACCAAACAACGTTGGCCACTTGTTCGACACGGCGATACCCGTATCGCCAGACACGCCCTTCACCGTCAACACGCCACCAAACGATGATGATGTTGTCGTATTCGGTGGCAACAGGACAGCAGCTGTTGCACCCGACGGGACCGTGATCGTATTCGCACCAACAGCGAGCGTCACCGTCGTCGTTTGCGTAACAGCATTGTTCGCTGTGATCGTGATCGGACCAAACGACCGAGCACCATCCACGCCACCCGTCACATTCGACGCTAACGTGATGTTTCCCGTGGCTGTGGCCATTACGACTCCCGATCTTCACTGAGAATTTGAGCTAAATTGACGGCGCGAACCTCAGACCGTTTCGTTACAGCCGCCCAAAACGCTAACGAGCCAGCAACTAACGCGGTCGCATCACCACCGTTGTACCGATCCCACGCCCACGAATCACCGAGACGCCGCTTACGAGCACTCATCACCGATTCGGTGAACACGTCCTGACCCAAATGAACAACACGACGATCAGTGACACCATCAAAAAACGCGCCACACGCTTGGACAAGTTCACGCGTTTGAATCAGACGCGGCTTAATCTTCGCGATCTCCAAATCACGCAACAACGATCCCGCTGGTCCACCAGGATCCAACACGAGCTGCCCTGGTCTCCACCGTTTCGCTAACTCGTTCAACCGCGGAACAATCCACGACACACCTTCACGGTGCTCAATCACTTCAACATGGATCCGCTTATCAGGTCGTTGACCTGACGCAACAATGCACCCAGCTGACCGGTCAGGCAGGATCTCCACACAAAACGTAAGCCGACCTGGTTGCTCCACTAACGGCCACTCTTCACACGCCCGCCACCCGTCCGCATCAAACACGGACGCACCAGCAACCGCATCGGGAATAGATAACCGTTCCCGTTTGTACTCAGCCAACGGCATCGCATCCCGCTCGGCGTGAATGAACTCTTCATCAATGCGAATACCCAACGCGGGGTTAGCCATCGCAACAGCGCGCATATCCGCCGGATCACAATCGGCTGGTGCGGACCATTCCAAATAAGCCAACCGGCCCGGATCATCAGATAAGGCACGAGCACGGATCGCGTGCAACTGCTCAGACGTGGCCATCGGCGCGCTCGACGCGTACCAGATTTGCGGATTCGGGACAGCGGACAACGTAGGCAGTAGTGCGGCCATTGCAGCACCATCAAGCTTGAACGCTTCATCCAAAATGACACGGTTCGCCGTGTAACCTCGTCCGCTCCCACCGCTGCGAGCAATGAAACGCAACCGTTGACCAGTGCGCAGGTCAACACCGAACTCCGACGGGTTACGCGGATATGCAGCAACCCGTGACGCTAGTTCGGGCGTACCTTGAATCAACGTAGTAATACGCCGATACGCATCCTTCGCTGTCTTAAACTCGTGCGCCGAATGCAAGATCAGGTCTTCACCACCAAGGAACAACGCCCACAGCTCTAACGCTTCAAGGCACGAGCCCTTACCATTTTGGCGGCTAACGACGGTGGCCACCTCAAACGATGACCAACGGTCACCATCCTTCGACAAACCAACCTCTAACACGTGCTCCTGCCACGGATCCAAACGCAACCCAGCAAGACCCGCCAACTCAACAGCCTCACGCCCCGCCGAAACATCACCCAACGGTGGCGCAGTAAAAACCCGTGGCCGCTGATCACCCAAAATTGGCGCGGGCATCGCGACGCGCTCTGATCTCATCTACAAAATCTCCCCGGTCCGGTATCGAATTAACCAGGGCACCAACATCAACGATCGCTGCACGCAACTCACGCGACACGACCGCCACATCACGTGCTGAAGTCGTCGACGACAACACATCAGCAAGATGCAACACCAACAAAGCTTGCGGTGACCCCTTAACCGCAGCTGGCAAACCATCAACAAACGAGACCGCAGACGAATGAACCGTTTCAGGTTCTTTCACAACATTTTTCGGCGTTCTAGCCATGTTTTGCCCTTGGTGGTCAGGTTTGAGCGAAAAAAAGAGGAC